TACAACTACATTTGATAAAACTTTTTCTGTTGATGAAATAATAGAAGAAGCTTTTGAACGTCTTGGTATTCAAGACGTAACAGGTTATCATTTAAAATCTTCTAGAAGATCTTTAAATATAATGTTTCAAGAATGGGGAAACAGAGGTCTTCACTATTGGGAAGTTGGCGAGCTAGACCTTGATCTAATTGAAGGTCAAGCAGAATATAAATTTTTTAGATCTGCTGGAGATGGTACAAATGCTGTTTCAACTCCTTCTAATGTTCATGGAATATCAGATGTCCTTGAGGCACAGTTAAGAAGTAATAGAACTCAAACAACACAATCAGATTCACCAATGACAAAAGTAGATAGATCTACTTATGCTGGTTTTTCAAATAAACTTTCAAAAGGCACACCTAATCAATATTGGGTACAAAGACTAATAGATCATGTAAGTGTTAGTGTTTATCCAACACCAGATGCTACAAATGCATCTAAAGATATGCATATTTATTTTATAAAAAGAATTCAAGACGTTGGTGCGTATACAAATGCAACTGATTTACCTTTTAGATTTGTACCATGTATGGTTTCAGGTTTAGCATACTATTTATCGATGAAATACAATCCACAATTAACACAACAAATGAAATTATTATATGAAGATGAATTCCAAAGAGCATTAAAAGAAGACGGTTCAGCTTCAAGTACATATATTACACCAAAAGCTTATTACCCAGGAACATAATGCCAAAATACGCAACAGGTAAATACGCAAAAGCAATATCTGATAGATCTGGTATGGAGTTTCCATATAAAGAAATGGTTAGAGAATGGAATGGTTCTTTTGTGCACATATCAGAATTTGAACCAAAGCAACCACAATTGGAACCAAAACCAATGGCTGCTGATGGTATTTCTATAAGAAATGTTAGATCAGATAGAACAGAATTACCTACAGCGATAGCCTTACCAAATAATCCTTTTGCAGTTACAAATGGAAGTGCAACTTTGACTGTAAGTTTACTTAATCATAATTTACAAGTTGGAGATTTTGTTTTATTTTTTGATGGTGCAAGTAATGAACCTACTCAAAGTTTTGGTTTAGGTTCTAATTTATTTCCCTTATTTGCAGTTACAACTGCAATGGCAGCTGCAGATACATCAGCAACATTAGATTCTAATACTAATTTTCCAACTTCAGGTTTTTACTTTATTCAAAGTCCAACTGAACCTGCTGCAACTAATCCAAACAATGTTCCCGTTATTCAAAGAGAAGTTATTCAATATACAGGAAAATCTGGAGGAGCAACAATAACAGGCTTATCTAGAGGGACTAACGCTCCTTTTAGAGGTGTAACGAATGAGAGCACTACAGCAACCGCACACATTGCTTCATCTGTTTTTCCAGGATTGGAAATACAATCTGTAACTACAAGAACAGAAAATACAGGTGCTATGCCAACTACAAAAACAGTTAATACTGGGTTCACTGTAACCTTGCCTTATAACGCAGTTGGTACTATAACAGGTGGTGGACAAAACGCATTTGTTAGTCCAATGTTTAGAGGAGTAAGATAATGATTAAAAATATTTGGAATTGGGTTAAAAGTTTTTTTGCTAAAAAAGAACAAGACCCACATATAGTTCTTTATGAAGAAGTAAAATCAGAGCATTGTCCAAAGCATTTATATTTTAGAAAAAGCTGTAAAGCTTGTCAGGAGATAGTAGCGTAATGGCTTATACTTTAGATAATTTAAGAACTGATATTAGAAATTATACAGAAGTAGATGATAGTGTTCTATCAAATACAGTGTTAGACACTATCATCAAAAATACCGAAAACAAAATATATAGAGAAGCTGACTCTGATGATAATAGGTTTTATGCTACATCACAATTAGTTACAGGTAACAGATACGTAACTATTCCAGCAGATTTAAGGTTTATAAGATACGCTCAATTAAAAAACGCTACTGGTGATCAAGTATTTTTAGAAAAAAAAGATACTAGTTATATGGCAGCTTACTATGATACTCCAGGAACTCAATCCGGTTTTCCAAAATATTATGCAAACTGGGATGCAGAATTTTGGGTAGTAGCACCAACACCAGATTCAACTTATGAAATTACATTAGCGTATGTAAAACAACCAACAAGTTTAACTAATACAACGACTCCAACAGCTGCTCCAGCAGCTACAAATGGAACATATGTGTCTAATAAATATCAGGATTTACTTTTATATGGATGTCTGGTAGAAGCATATGGATACTTGAAAGGTCCTGCAGATATGTTACAATACTACATGCAGGCTTATCAAAAAGCTCTTCAATCGTACGCGATCGAACAACAAGGTCGTAGACGCAGAGACGAATACCAAGATGGTGTTATTCGTACTCCTTTAAAATCACCATCACCATAATTAAGGAGATAAATATATGGCAAACGTAGTACCGTTTTCTTTTAAAGGTGAATTAATGTCAGGGACACATAATTTTTCTACTGGCGGAGACACTTTTAAAATAGCATTATACACATCTAATCCTTACACAACATCTAGCACAGTTGCTTTAACTACTAATGAAGTTTCTTCTGCAGGTAGTTCAAACTATGTTAGAAAATCTTTAACTAGTCAGGCTGTTGTAGCTACAACTGCAACTACATCTGTGGATTTTGCAGATGTAACTTGGGGTGCAGCAACAACTGGAGCTGCAACTTTTGGTGCAGCTTTTGCAGCGATATATAATGACGATAAATCTGATAAGTTGTGTGTAGTTTTAGATTTTGGTGGAACAAAGACAGCAACGAATGGTGACTTCACTATTTCGTTTCCTGATCCTTCTACTGCTAGTAATGCAATTATTAGTTTAACATCGTAGGATATAAATGGCTTTTAAATTAAATGATAGGGTAAAAGAATCCAGTGCAACCACTGGAACAGGCACGTTTACACTAGGTGGAGCAGTTTCAGGTTTTGAATCTTTTTCTGCTGGTATTGGTGGAAACAACACGACTTATTATTGTATCTTTGAAACAGGAACAAATAATTTTGAAGTTGGTCTTGGAACTTTAAATGCAGGAGCAAGCACACTTGCTAGAACTTATGTTATCTCCAGTTCTAATAGTGATGCAAAAGTAAACTTTGCGGGTGCAACAGAAGTATTCTGTACTGTACCTGGTTCAAAAATAGGTTTACCTACACCAGAAGAATATGGTTCATCATCAGCACCAAAAGTTATTACTGTTACAGTTGCAGATAAATCAGGTAATCACCCATATGAAAGTGCAGGAGGAGCATCTACTTTAGCATATTATTTTGATGGATTAGAATCTCCAGCGATAACTTTATCTGGAGCAGATTCATCATATCCATATTATTATAGATTTGATCAATCCGATTCATCAAACAGTACACACCCTTTAAGATTTTATTTAGAAGCAGATAAATCTACAGCGTATACAACAAATGTAACCACAAACGGAAGTCCAGGTAGTTCTGGTGCGTATACACAAATAGCTGTAGATGCAAACACACCAAATATTTTATACTATCAATGTTCATCTCATGCTTACATGGGTAATTTTGTTAATGTTGTATCTAATAGAGTAAATGGAAATTTAACTGTTGGGTCACAATTAAGAATGCCTGACAACACAGCTGCTAAAATATTAGTTGCAGATGGTACAAGTTATCAAGAATCTGCAGTATCGGGTGATGCAACAATTGCATCTGGCGGAGCTTTAACACTAGCTAATTCCGGTGTAACAGCAGCTAGTTATACAAATTCATCAATTACGGTAGATGCAAAAGGAAGGGTAACAACGGCTTCTAGTGGAACAGCAGGAGCAAGTAACGGGTTCGTGATTGCAATGTCGATCGCGTTATAGTATAAGGAATAATTATGGCACAAAATTTTAAAAACTACATCACAAGATTAACAGGAACATCCGCAGTAGATGCTTTAGGCGGAGCTACCAACAGTATCGACTGTCTGATTAGTGTGAGAATGGCAAACGTTTTAACATCAACAATAACAGTAGAAGCTTATATTGAAAGAGGTGGCTCTAATTATTTTTTAATTAAAAATGCGCCGATCGTAAGTGGCGGATCATTAGAACTAATTGATGGGGGCAGTAAAATTGTTCTTGCTTCTGGAGATCAACTGTATGTCAAATCAGATACAGCGTCATCTTTAGATACAATAGTAGGCGCAGTGGATGATATAAGTACGTAAGGAGATTCATGGCCTATTTAGGAAACGCACCAGCGGAAAATTACATAAGCTTTGAAAGACAAGTATTTACTATTGTTAATTCACAAACTGCTTACACATTAGATCATTCTGTAACTAACGAAAACGATATTAGACTTGTAATTAATAACGTTGTTCAAGAGCCAGGATCAGGTAAAGCATACACTGCATCGGGCACTGTCCTTACATTATCCGCAGCGTTGGTTAATGGTACGGACGAAATGTACTGTGTATTTCTAGGTAGAGCGGTGGGAACAGTTAATCCACCTGCAGGATCAGTGAGCACTTCACAATTAGCAAGCGACGCTGTCACAGAAGCAAAGATAGCAGATAATGCTGTTGAAAGTGAACACCTTAATGATAATGTTATATCTGGACAAACAGAACTTGCTGTTGCTCCTGCTTCAACAGATGAACTTTTAATATCTGATGGCGGAGTTTTAAAAAGAATCGATTTTTCTTTAATTGGTGGTGTCAACACACCAGCTTTTATGGTTAAACAAACTGGCACACAAAACATTACTACAGGAACTTGGACTAAAATTCAATTTAATTCAGAAGTTTATGATACAGATGGTACTTTTGATAGTTCAAGTAATTACAGATTTACTCCAGCAGTAGCTGGGAAGTATAATTTTTATTTAGGTATTACACTTGATGATTTGGATGATGATAAATTGTTACAAGCTCAAATTTATAAAAATGGTTCAGGAGAAGGAACATCTTTGGTGCAAACTGTAGGAAACAATGGCAATAAACATAGTTTAAATGTATCTTGGTCAGACACCTCAGATAGTGATGATTACTATGAAGGATATGTTTATCACAATATTGGCTCCTCTGAAGAATTAAGAACTGATTATCAAACAATTTTTATGGGATATAAAATTATAGAATAGGAAATAAATTATGGCAATAAGTAAAGTACAATCAGAATCAATTAACCTTGCAGATAACTTTGCATTTACCGGGACCGTGACCGGCGCTGGAGAAGCTAATACTCCAGCTTGGTTTGCAAATAAAACAGATACAACATCTGTTGCTACAACAACAACCACAAAAGCAACTTTTAATGTAGAAATAATAGATACAGATAGTGCTTTTGCATCAAGCACTTTTACAGTTCCTAGTGGTGCTGCTGGAAAGTATTTTGTTTTTGGTTCAAGTCAATTTGGTACTCATGCTGATCAAAAATATACTGTTTCTTTCATTTATATTAATGGAGCTATTCAAGCTAAATCTGTTATAGTAGATGCTGGAGGTGCAGATATTACTTCTCCTGTTTCTGCAATGTTTGATTTGTCTGCTGGCGATACTGTAGAATTATATGTAAGACACAATTACGGTAGCAACATAAATTTAAAAGGAGAATCTGGAGAAAAAACTACATTTTTTGGTGGATATAAAATTACAAGTTAAAATTAACTAGAATTTTAACACGTATGTGTTAAATATAATAAGGAGGAAAAACTATGGCATCACTATCAAGCAAGGTCAAACAATATTGCGCTAATAATGGCGTAGCAGAAGTTGACTTTATGACGGACGTTTTGCTTCAGGATGACTCAAACGGTCAGGGCCCTTACATCAAGACATGGAATGTGTCAGGTGTAGCGCAACCAACTGATGAGCAACTGAATGCTGTAGACTCTGCTGCTGATTTGTCTGAAAGACAAGCTGTTGCAAGATCTACAAGAAAAAACGCCTACGGTGATTTGGGTGACCAGCTCGACATGCAATACCACGATTCAGTGGACGGCACTTCTACATGGAAGGACCACGTTGCAAAAGTCAAGACTGACAATCCAATCCCAACAGAGTAAAGGATTAATATATGGCTTACGTTGGAAAAGTTCCGCTTACAGGAGCGTATCAAGTTTTAGACGATATAGCATCGTCGTTTAATGGATCAACTGCGGGACCGTTTAATTTAACGGTTGGTGGTAGCGCTGTGTTTCCAGGAAACGAAGCTAGCTGTATTATTTCTATTTCAGGGGTTATACAACAACCCGTAAGCGCATATACAATATCGGGTAGTCAGATTACGTTTACAGGAAACCCTTCAAGCTCAGATACTTTTTTTGGTGTCGTGCTCGGTAATACTTTTGAAATTGGCACACCAACAGACTCTACGGTGACTGCGGGAAGTTTAGCCTCAACATTTTTTATGAAGAACAGTCAGACGTTCAGTAGTATATCGATGGCAGGTTCTACTAACGGAGCATTGGTCGGACCGGTAACAGTTAGCGGTACGGTCACTATACCATCAGGGAGTACATTTGTAATTTTATAATGAGTACATTAGAGACAAATTTAGTTCAACC